ACCTACTAGGCAAGCGCCTATTGTTACTGACCCCGATCCTGACCCCGATCCTGACCCCGATCCTGATCCCAATGAAGATGATGACGAAGATACAACAACAACGGGTGATGAAGATGAAGATACAACTGGAGAAGACGCTGACGAAACTGTAGGTTTTACAGAAGAAGAGCAGTCTCTTATACGTGGTTTGTTTGCTGACATTATTGGCGATGCTTCTTTAGCAACAACAGCAGACATTGCAACAGGTGTTACTCAAGTTCTTATTGACTCCGGTATTATTGATGCTGACGGAAACGTTATTAGACCTGATCTTCAAGAGTCAATTATTACTGCTTTAACAAGTGTTGGCATTCTTAATGAAGACGGTCAGTTTATTCAACAAGCAATTCCTGACATTCAAACAGAAGTTCTTGCGGCTTTAACTACCGCTGGCATCTTAGATGAAGAAGGTAACGTGATTCGTCAAGAAGCTGTTGATGTAGAGGGTGGAGTTACTTCTGCCCTACAAGCTCTTGGGGTTGTTGACGCTAATGGACAACTAAGCCTAGACGTAAGCGATAGTGTTTTACTTGCCTTGCAGAATGCTGGAATTGTTGATGCTGACGGAAACGTTATTGAGCAGGATCTTACAGACCAGTTTGTAACAACACTACAACAAGTAGGCGTGATAGATGAAGAAGGCGCTTCATTATTAGCAACTTCAGAAGGGCTTTCGAGCTTACGAGATGAGCTAATTGCTTCTGGTGTTATTGGAGAAGATGTAACTGTTGCGTCTCAAGCAGATTTAGACAATCTAGTTACTGCTTTAACTGAGTCTGGCTTGCTAGGTGAAGACACACTCTTTGCTACTACTGGAGATATTAGCAATCTTCGTGATGATCTTGTTGCCGCAGGTTTAATTGGCGAAGGAGCGGATGTAGCTACAGCAACAGACCTTGCTAACTTACGCAGTGAGTTGGTCGCTATAGGCTTGATAGGCGAAGGCGCTGTAAGCGTTGATCAAACTGTACGTACTGCGTTATCAGAGTTTGGATTTACACAAGATCAACTAGATCAAATAGCAGGTGCAATTAACATACCCGCTAATCTTAGTGGCGAGGACATTGCTCAACTATTTACAGATGCTGACTTATCAACAGCAACTAACGTTAGCGATGCGGTTACTGCAATCACAGGCGCTATTGATGCCCTTGATATACCCAGCCTAGAAGAAATTAAAACCCTGCTTTCTCAGTACGGATTTACTGATGCGCAGTTAGATCAAATAGCAGGCGCAATAGATATACCTGCTGGCTTGTCAGGCGAAGACATCACCCAGTTATTTGCTGATGCAGACCTCTCTACGGCAACTAACGTTACTGATGCAGTAACCACAATTACAGATGCTATTAACGCACTTGATGTTGATACAACTGTTCGAACGGCTCTGTCAGAGTTTGAGTTTACCCCTGACCAACTCGATCAAATATCTGGGGCAATCGACATACCTGCCAATTTGTCAGGCGAAGAAATTACTCAGTTATTTACAGATGCTGATCTTGCAACAGCTACGAATGTTACCGATGCTGTAAATGCAATCAATCTATCGCTAAGCAATCTTGGCTTTGCTACGCCAGATAATGTTAGAGACATCCTATCTAACTATGCCTTTAGTGAAGCGCAGATAGATCAGATTGTTAGTGCTATGCCCGCAGGCCTACAGCTTACTGACATTGGCACTTTAGTTGACACGGCCCTAACGGGCGTTGCTACTGCTGAAGGATTAAATACTGCAACAACTACAATCACTGATGCTATCTCAGGTTTAAACTTTGCTACAGATGCAGGCGTACGCACAGCTTTAACAGAGTTTAACTTTACTGAAAGTCAGCTAGATCAAATAGCGGCTTTGATGCCTGACACGTTAACTCAAAACGAATTGACGTTAGCTCTTAATGCCTCATTAGAAAATGTCCCAACAAATGCAAGTATGGACGAGGCGTTCTTGTCTATAACCAACAGTCTAACTACGGGCTTTGACGCCATAACAGGCGAAGATGGTGTTCTTGAGCGTCAAGACGTTATGTTAAATGCCATCATGGGGCTAGGAGAAGGACAGCAAGATCTTCTTAGAGGGCAAGAAGATATACTGACAGGCGTTGGTGAAGAAAGCCAAAGGCTAGAAGACATCATTATGTCTAGCACTGGTTTACTTGCGGCGATTGGTGCAGGTGGTCTTGGTGGCGGCGCGCCTGCTAGACCTAGGTCAGAACCATATAGACCTTATATGGAAAAGTTAGATTATGCGCCGGGCATGGTTGAGACGTTAAAACCGCAACAGCAGGTAGACTACAACAAGGAAGTCGATAGACTTTTAACAATGGGAATGGGTGGTAGAAAACAGGGAATGCTTGTATGACATACCTCAACTTAATGAATAATGTTCTTCGCCGTTTGCGTGAAGAAGAAGTAACAAGCGTTACTGCTACCACTTACTCAAAGATGGTTAGCGACTACATTAATGACGCAAAGAAAATGGTTGAAGAGGCTACAGACTGGTCTGCTCTTCGAGAAACAATCATCGTAACAACAGCCGCATCTGACAATACCTATTCACTTACAGGCGCTGGCAACAATGTCAAAGTAATGTCAGTAATCAATGATACTCAAAACTGCTTCATGGAGTATCAGACTAAAGATTGGTTTAACGATGCGCTGTACATCGCTAATGCTGTAGAGGGTGCGCCTAAATACTTTACCTATAATAGCGTTGATGGAAGCGGCGATACTCAGGTGTTAGTTGGCCCTACACCAGATGGCGTCTATACGCTTCGATTCGATGTAGTCAAAAGACAAGCCGATCTATCTAGCAACACTGACACCCTTTTAGTTCCTGCAATGCCTGTTGTTCATTTGACGGTAGCATTGCTTGCGCGTGAGCGTGGCGAGACAGGCGGTACTTCTGCCGCTGAATACTTCGCCGTTGCTGACAGGTTCTTATCTGACGCTATCGCTATAGACGCGGCCAAGCATCCAGAAGAGATGGTATTTAGGACGGTTTAATATGGCTCAACAACTGCAAAGTATTAATCTTGTAGCACCTGCTTTTAAGGGTGTTAACACTGAGGACTCTCCGCTTGCGCAGGATCCATCTTTTGCTGAGGTTGCGGATAATGCCGTAATCGACAAGCGAGGACGTATTGCCGCACGCAAGGGCCACAGCGTTACTACAACCAATAAGACTGTACTTGGCAGTGATTCCATTCGGTCTATTAAAGAGTTCCGTGATGACGGCGGCAACACTAAAATCTTCTCTGTTGGCAACAACAAGATCATTAGCGGTACAACCACGTTAGTCGATGAGACTCCCGGCAGTTATACAATCACCGCTGATAACTGGAAGATGGTTACGTTTAATGACAAGATTTATTTCTTTCAAGGAACTTATGAGCCTCTTGTCTATGACAATGCAAGCGGATCAGTAGTCAAGTTAAGCACGGTTGCAGGCGCTTCCGGCGCTTCTGATATACCTAAATCAAACGAAGTGTTAGCGGCATACGGTCGTCTTTGGTGTGCTGACATAAGCAACAACAAATCTACTGTTTTCTGGTCTGACCTATTAATCGGTCAAAACTGGACAGGCGGTACTAGTGGCTCTATTGATATCTCCAAAGTATGGCCTGACGGCTATGACGAGATTGTTGCGTTAGCCGCACATAATAGTCTTCTTATCATCTTTGGTAAGCACAGTATTGTGGCTTATCAAGGCGCTGAAGCTCCAGCAAGCATGACCCTAGCAGATACCGTTGCAGGTGTGGGTTGCGTAGATAGAGATACCGTGCAGTACACAGGCACTGATGTCTTGTTCTTATCACATACTGGCCTCAAAAGCTTTGGGCGAACAATCCAAGAGAAGTCTTTGCCGATTAGTAGCCTGTCAGGAAACATTACCAAGGACATTATTAACTCGCTACAAACAGAGAGTAGCTTCTTTAGATCCGTGTATAGCCCAGAAGAAGGCTTCTATCTTCTAACGTTTGTTGGTCAGGATATTACGTATTGCTTTGACGTTCGCGGCACAACAGAAAATGGTTCGTACCGTGTAACCCGCTGGGTATCTACAGGATTTACTTCGTATGCCAGAAAAGAAAATGGCGACCTACTGATTGGCACATCTAACGGGATTAGC